GTAAATCAAGACTCGAAAATTTACGAGATTTCTGTAATCAAACTGGTTATATCATTTATGCTTAGGGGCACCCATCAGCATTTGGTATTGCTATTAGAGATAAATGGTTTAATGAATTTGTTGAAAAAACAGATGAATTATTAAAAGATTTTGACCCTTCTCCTTGCTATTCAGTTGACTTAGAAGTCACAGCAGAACAACTTACTGATTTAGAAGTATTTGCTATTGGTTCAAATGCTGATTTATGGGGATAGGGCATGGATGAACCGCTAATTGCTATCACAAATATTAAAATTGATAGTGATGGTGTGAACTATATGGGCTCAAATAAAGATACATTAAAATTAACATTCCCAGGCAGAAAAACAAGTATGATTAAATTCCATATTAAAGAAGAGGATAAAGAATTATTAGACCCCAAAGGTGGAACATTAACTCTTACTGCTATTGGGAAATGTGCTTTAAATCATTATAATGGTAACGTGACTCCATAGATTCTATTAGAGGACTTTGAGATTATTAGAAGAAGTCAATGGGATTTCTGAATTTCCTCGCAGCGGAAACAACTGGCAAAATCGTAATCCAAAATCAAAAATTGTTTTGGAAATTTTTAAAGTAAATGGCGGTTACCAAAATTTTCCAGTAAAATTAATAAGATGGAAAATTTTGGTAACCGCCATTTCTATTTGACAATATTAAATTATTATGATAAAATATATATGAGAAAATAATAAGGTGATGAAAAATGGTAAATAATATAAAATTTGCTTTAACATTTGATGCTACAAAAGCCATAAATTAGATTTTAGCAATATTAAGAGAGTTGAGAAAAAATAATGACAAATAATGATTATGAAAAAGCAATAGAAATAACAGAACAATTATTAGATATGATATAGATAGATAATTGGCTTTTATCTAATTATCATGAGAAAGATATTCACGATATTATGTGGGATATTGAAGATAGTATAGAAATTATCAGAGATGTATATGAAATAAAAAATTTTATGGATGAACATAATGATGTTTTTGAAGGAATGATTTTTAATTGGATGGGTTCTGATGAATTTTTACAATATTGTCAAAAGCGTTATCCTCAAATCAAATGGCGTACAGAAATTATTGAGCGAACTTATATTGTAAGTATAGGAGAGAATTGACAATGGGTGATTTACTTACATTTTATTCTTCTGGAAATTCCATTACTCTTACAGCGAAGCAAGAAGCAGCATTAAAATTAGCAGTTTCTCGATATGAGTTAGGAATGCCATATACTATTATTGCTGGTTACGCAGGCAGCGGGAAATCTACTCTTGTTAAATTTATTATTGCTGCTTTAAATATTCCTGATGAACGAGTAGCATATGTAGCATATACAGGAAAGGCTGCTAATGTTCTTAAAAATAAAGGTTGCCCAAATGCAACTACTGCTCATAAATTACTTTATCATGCTCGTCAAACCAAAAGTGGTAATTATGTATTTACTCCAAAACCAGTTCTTGATGAACCATATGAGTTAATTGTTGTAGATGAAGTATCTATGCTTCCGCAAGAATTATGGTATCAATTATTGTCTCATGGGGTATATGTATTAGCGATGGGAGACCCTGGATAGTTATCTCCACCATCAGGAGAAACTAATCCAGCATTAGAAAAACCACATATATTTTTAGATGAAATTATGAGGCAGGCCCAAGAGAGTGCAATTATTAGACTTTCTATGGATATTCGAGAAGGGAAAGATTTTCGTAATTTTCCTACTGTCAGTGGAGAAGTTCGCATAATTCCTCATAAATGGCAATTTGAAGATGAAAATGAAACATTGCTTCAAGCAAGTCAAATTCTATGTGGCACTAATGCTCAACGATATGACCTTAATGATAGAGTTCGTAAAATGCTAGGGCGAGGACCGATGCCAGAACCAGAAGATAAAATTATTGGTTTAAAAAATCATTGGGATGATATTAGTAATCAAGGGAATGCTTTAACAAATGGAGCAATTGGTACTATTATTCCTCATAAACATTTTATTCAAGAATATCCTAAAATAGCAAAATTTAAAGATTATCAAGATACTGATATATTATTTGCTGACTTTATTACAGATGATGGAGATACATTTACTAATTTGCCTATTGATTATTTATGTTTAAGTAAAAATATTCCAGCTCTCACCGGAGCACAAGAATATTAGCTGGGTGGATATAATAGGACAATAGATAGAAGAATAGAAGAATATGGAAGATCTTCTACTCCTAGATTAATTATTCCATATGCTTTTAATTATGGATATGCTATTACAACTTGGAAATCTCAAGGTAGCGAATACCCATATGTTTTAGCGTATGATTGCAGTTGGCTATATAAAAAAGATAAAGAAGAATATATTAAATATCTTTATACAGCAGTAACTCGTGCAGAAAAGGCAGTAATTTTAGTGGGAGATTAAAAATGGAAATTAATATAGACCAAGAAATATTAGATGAAGTAAATATGTTTTTAAATAATGGATTAGTTTAGCTTTTAAATGATACTGGAATGAGTTTTTCAGCATTAGCATTCATAACACAAAGTATAGTATCTGCCGTTGATGAAGCACAAGAAAAACTTGACGAAGAAGAAAAAAAGTGATATAATATAATGAATAAATAATAAAAGGAGTTTTTAGTTTGATAGATACATTTTTTGATGTTCATGCACATACAGAATATTCAAATATAAGATTAATTGACTGTATCAATCATCCAAAAGACTTAATTAATAGAGCGATTGAAATAGGGCTTAGTGGATGTAGTATAACTGACCACGAGGCTCTATGTTCGCATATGATTGTTAATAAGTATGCTAAGGAAATAAAAGAAAAATATCCTGACTTTACAATCGCATTAGGTAATGAAATTTATCTTACAGATACGAGAGATAAAGGACAAAAATATTATCACTTTATTTTATTGGCAAAGGATAGATTAGGATATAAAGGTCTTTGTGAATTAAGTTCAACTGCTTGGTACAATGTTTATGTTGATAGACGACTTGAAAGAGTACCAACATTAAAAAATGAACTTAAAGAAATTATGAAAAAATATAAAGGTCATATAATTGCGACAACTGCTTGTATGGGCGGTGAATTATCTACAAATTTATATGGCTTAGCATTAGCAAGAAAAAATCAAGATAAAACAATGGAAATGGCATACTATAATGGTACTGTTGAATTTATAAATTTTTGTATTGATGTTTTTGGAAAAGAAGATTTTTATATTGAGTGTGCCCCAAGTACAAAGCCAGATTAGGTAATTGTAAATAAACAATTATTAAATGTTGCTCATGCATTTGAATTAAAAATGGTTGTAGGGACAGATGCTCATTATCTCAAAAAAGAAGATAGATATGTTCATAAATCATATTTGAATTCAAAGCAAGAAGAACGTGAAGTTGATGATTTTTATGAATATGCTTATATGCAATCACCAGAAGAGGTAAGAGAACATTTAAGTGCCTCAATGAGCGATAGAGATATTGATTGGATATTTGAAAATTCATTAGAAGTCAAAAATAAAATAGATTTTTATAGTCTTGAAAAACATCAGCATATTCCAGAGGTAAGAGTAAAAGAGTATAGTAAAGATTGCTGGAAATATATACATATTAATTTTGATGAATATCCAATTTTAAAACAATTATTTATAAGTGATAATGTTCAAGAACGATATTGGGTTAATGAATGTGTTGATGCTCTAATTTTAAAAGGGCTAATAGATGATAAAAGATATTTAGATAGACTTGAAGAAGAAGCACGAGTAAAAAGAGTTATTGGAGAAAAACTTGAAACTTGTATGTTCGCATATCCAAATACTCTTCAACATTATATTGATTTGTTTTGGCGATGTGGCAGTACAGTTGGAGCAGGTCGTGGCTCAGCATGTTCTGGTCTAAATCATTATCTTTTAGGAGTAACCCAACTAGATCCAATTAAGTGGAATTTACCATTCTGGCGTTGAGATAAAGACGACGCCCTTTATAGCGATATAAAGTAAAAAAATTTCGTGAACCCTATTGTTCAGGGGTGTGTAAAACGCGATATAGTATTTAGTAGGAAATGACTAATTAAGTTTTATGCTAACAGGGAAGCCTAAACGTAAAGTCGTAGGTAATCCAGTGCCAAGCCTTTATAATAAGGAAGGTGTAACGACTATCCGAAAGGAGTAGGGTGGAAAATGAACTACCATCCGAAGTGCGAAAATCTTTAAATATTTTCTACCATTTTGGTCAAAGTGGGAGAAATGAATTAAATCATTTCTTATATATTAATGTAAGGAGTGATAGGTATGTTAATTTATAAAATAACTAATAAAATAAATAATAAATGTTATATTGGATAGACAATAAAATCACCAGAAGAAAGACAAAAAGAACATTGGTAGCATTATGATGGTGAACATATAAATGATCAAAATAAAGTTTTATATAAAGCAATGAGAAAATATGGAATTGAGAACTTTACTTTTGAAGTATTGCAAGACAATATAACAACTTATGAGCAACTTGATAAAGCAGAAATTTATTGGATAGATTTTTATGATAGTTATTATAATGGATATAATGCTAGCAAAGGCGGTCAAGCATATCATAAATATTTTCCAGATTCTGACATTATTAAAGATTATCATAAAACAAAAAGCGCAAGAAAAACAGCCGTGAATTTTGGGATAGATCATTCAACCGTTGATAGAATTTTAAATATAAATAATATTCCAAGATATACTCAAAGATAGGCATCAGGATAGAAAATTAAAATTTCAAAAGATAATTTTGAAAAAGAATTTGATTCAGTAAAAGATTGCGCTGAATGGTTTATAGAATAGAAAATTCCAAGAACAAAAAATGCTGAAAGTGTAAGAACTGGTTTAAAAACAGCACGAAAAGGAAATGGAATTTATTATGGTTATTTAATAGAAAATATTTAAAGAATAAGATATAGTCTACGCCATTAGAAATAATGGATAAAGTGATCTCAATGATGAACGTGTTGAATTGGGCGATATAGATTTAGACTTGGCACCAAGTAAACTTCCAAAGATTTTTGAAGAAATTCGCAAAGAACGTGGTGAATTTGGAATTGTTCAAGTTTGTACTTTTGGTACAGAAGCAACTAAATCTGCGGTTTTAACTGCATGCCGTGGTTATAGAAGTGAAGAATATCCAGATGGTATAGATGTTGATGATGCTCAGTATATTTCATCATTAGTACCGCAAGAGCGTGGATTTTTGTGGGATTTACATGATATGATTGAAGGTAATCCTGATAAAGGCAGATTACCGCAAAAACAATTTATTAATACAGTAAATCAATATCCAGGCCTTTTGGATATTATGAAAGGTATTGAAGGACTAGTATCTCGTAGAGGAATTCATGCCTCTGGTGTTATCTTATTTGATGAAGATATATTTAGTGAAGCAGCTATTATGCGAGCAAGAAATGGGAATTTAACAACTCAATGGGATTTACATGACCAAGAATCTGCTGGTAGTGTTAAGTATGACTTTCTCTTAACCGCAGTCCAAGATATTATTATTGAAACAATAGATTTACTTCAAGCAGATGAAGTAATAGATCCAACTTTATCTTTAAGAGAAGTATATAATAAATATTTACATCCAAATGTGATTCCTCAAGATGATCCAAAAATATGGGATGCATTAGCAAAAGGTAGCGTATTAGGAGTATTCCAGTTTGAAGGTTCTGTTGGAGCACAAGCAGCTAAAAAAATTAAACCATAGAATCCGTTGGAAATGGCTGACGCAAATGGATTAATGCGACTTATGGCAAGTGAACCAGGGGCAGAAATGCCACTTGATAAATATGTTCGTTATAAAAATGATATTAATCAGTGGTATATGGAAATGGACAGATGTGGATTAACAAAAGAAGAGCAAAAAGCAATTGAACCACATTTTAAATCTTCATATGGTGTCCCACCAAGTCAAGAGCAGTTAATGCGAATGTTAATGGATGAAAATATTTGTGGTTTTACATTGGCAGAAGCAAATGCAGCTCGTAAAATTGTTGGTAAAAAACAAATGTCTAAAATTCCCGGACTAAAAGAAAAAGTATTAACATCTGCGAAATCTCCAAAATTAGGTGCTTATATTTGGAAATATGGGGCCGGCCCACAGATGGGGTGAACTAAAAACTTGCCCCTAAACATCTTTCCGTTTATCAACGGGGTATTTAAAATTTTTGGACAAAAAGTTTTAAATGCTAACGGGGAATTCTTAGGTATCAGTGAGGATATAAAAAGTATCCCAAGTAAGGACTGATATGATGAAAATCCCGTGGGAAGTCTTATCAGTAAATATAATTTAAAGGAGATATAGAACAATGAATTATATTTATTGTTATGTGAATAAAATAAATTAGCATAAATATGTTGGTTAGACAAATAATTTAAATAGAAGAATAAGAGAACATAAATCTTGTGCTTTTAATCCAAAATCAAGTTCTTATAATGATTTAATACATTGTAAAATAAGAGAATATGGTATTGAAAATTTTGATATTGAGATATTAGAAAAACTATATTATGATGATGTTGAAAAAGTTAATAAACGAGAGCAATATTGGATTAAAGAAAAAGAAAGTTATTGTGGTTATGGTAAAGGATATAATATGGATTTTGGTGGTGGGAAACGAGCCTATAGTTCAATTCTATCTGATAATTAGTTACAATAGATAAAGCAAGATATTAAGAATGGTATTTCTTATTTTGATATAGAAAGAAAATATAATATATCAACTTCTTTTATTTCATCAATTAATAATGGAGTCTATTTTAAAGATGATAATGAAACTTATCCTTTATTTAAATATTATAAATCAAATGAAGATTATGATGAATTAATAGATTTATTATTAAATTCAACTTATTCATTAAATAAAATTGCTGAAATTTTAGGAATAGGGCATTCTACTGTAAAAAAAATAAATGAAGGAAAATTAAGAAAAGGATTATATCCAACATATCCTATTAGGAAAAAAACTGCTTATGAATAGCGAGCAGATAAAGTTAAAGAATTATTGGTAAATACAACTTTAACTTATAAAGAGATAGCTAAAATAACAGGAGCCTCTGATGATACAATTCGTAGAATTAGAATAGGTGAATGTTTTAAAGATGCTAATTTAAATTATCCATTAAGAAACCTGTAACGACTATCCTCAGTGAGATGAGGAGTAAGATTGCTATTGATACGCAATTTGAAATGGTGTTCTGCCATTGCCAAATTTTTACCAGTAAGAAATCGCGGACTGGAAAAATTTGGAAGCGCAGTAAAAGATAGTCTAAACTTTATGGAAACATAAAGAAAAATTGATAGTTTTAGTATTATTCATGCCTTGGCTTATTCATTTATTGGTATGCAAACCTTATATCTTGGAGTTTATTATCCAGTATATTGGAATACCGCATATTTAATCGTTAATAGTGGAGCGTTAGGCGGCGATGAAGATGATGATGGAGATAAACAAGATGGGACAGATTATAAAAAAATCGCAAAAGCAATTGGGCAAATTAGAGCGGCTGGTATTCAAGTAAGTTTAGCAGATATTAATCGTTCTGAATTTGGATTTGTTCCAGACCCAGAAAATAATCAAATTCTTTTTGGGATGAAAGGTATGTTAAATGTTGGTGATGATATTATTGAAGAAATTATTTCACATCGACC